CTATCGTACATTGCCAGGAATTAAAAGTGCTACAAAATTGGCATCTGTTACTTTCGGTAATATCTTACAAGCATCAAATTGTAACTTTACTGCACCATCTGATTCTTTAGATGCAGTTGATATTGACGTTTGTGCTTTATCTGCAATGGCTCAATTATGCCAGTTTGACTTAGAGCAATCATTCTTAGCTTTACAAATGGCACAAGGTTCTAACGGAGATTTTACGGTTGCTTCTTTTATGTCTTACTACTGGAATGAAATGGCTATGCAAATTGCAGAATCTGTTGAGTACATTCGTTGGCAAGGTGACACAACAAGTGGAAATGAAACTCTTGCTTTGTGTGATGGTTACATCAAAAAATTATTAGCTGATGGTGGAGTTGTTGACGTTGCAAACACAACAATTACATCTGCAAATGTTATTACTGAAATCGTAAAAGTATTGAACGCTGCACCAGCAACAATCAGCCGTAAAAAAGCAGACTTAAGATTGTATGTTGCATCTAACATTGCTAACGCTTTAGAACTTGCTTCTGCATCTGGTAACACTCAAACATACATCACAACTCCTTTAGCTTTAACATTCTTAGGAATTAAAGTTGTAGTTGCTGAAGGTATGCCAAACGACCACATGGTATTGACTTTGAAATCTAACTTAATCTACGCATTTGACGGAGAGGGAGATGGAAAAGCATTGAAAGCAGTTAACTTGAATGACACGGTTGCTGAGCCTTACTTACGTACACGTGCGAATTTGAAAGTTGGTTTTGCTTATGTTAACCCAACAGAAATCGTCCTTTACTCATAAGAATTAATTACTAACTAAAGAGGGTGGTGCAATATACACCGCCCTTTTTTTATATTTAAAAATATGTCTTGTACAACACTTACATCAATCACAAAAGGATGCGATGGAAACATCGGAGGAATTACACAAGTATTAATTAATGACCAAGCTAACATTACTGCAATTACAGAAACAGATGCAACTTGGACAATTGATGCAATGACTACTACTGGTTCTGGTTTTTTCCCTTTTGAAATCCGTAGAAACTCAGGTAACTACACAGAAGAAGAATCAAACGACTTAGTGAAAGGTTCACAATTTGTGACTGCTACTATCACTTTAATGTTCAGTAGACGTGAGGCTTCAAAATCTCGTTCATTAAAAATCTTAGGAGAAGGACAAAGAGATTTAGCGGTTATCATTAAAGACGCAAATGAGAAGTATTGGTATTTTCCAAACGCTCAATTGTCTGCGGTAACTGAAGGTTCTGGAACTGCTAAGGCAGATGGCTCATCTTACTCAGTAGTATTACTTGCAGAGAATTTATACTTAGCAAAAGAAGTAGATGCGGATATCATCGCTGGTTTAATTGACTAATTTCTTTTAGCACTTTTCAAAATTCCCTCATCTTAAATGGTGGGGGTTTTTTTGTTTTAAACATTTTTGTAATTTACAACAATATAGTTATGATTTATATAGAACAAAATCAAGAGAATAAAATTTGTTTGACTTTGACTGAGTCGTCAACAATTACAGACCCATATTATTTATTCGTATTTCAAAACGAATTTAACAAAGCAAGCGACCCTATTTTGTGGGTTGGAACAGATACTTCTTTGCATACAGACCGATACAATTTATTCCTAATGGATGAAACGACAAGCGACTCGTTTAACATTGGGCAATATACATATACAATCTACGAAAGTGAGACCTTACCTATTATTGAAACTGGATTGAATGCAGTTGAAGAAGGGCGAATGGTTGTTTCTGGAGTAGTTATTAATTCAATTTACGAATGAAATTATTTGGTTTTAACATCGGAAAGAGTACAAGCGTAGAAATGACTGAAACGTCAAGCTATCAATCTTTCTCAACACCATTCTTAAAAGTTAGGGGTGGCAATTTAAGTTTGCCGTATGTAAACGCAAGGCAACAAACTAATGGCTATATTAGATTTGGAGATGACAATTTATATCCTCAACTGATTAACCAACTTTATTATACAAGTCCATTACACTCGTCTATTGTGGATTTCAAAACTAACGCAATTATCGGTGGTGGTTATGAGTTAAAGATTGATGAGAAAGCTACTGCGATGGAGAAAGTAGATGTTTATGCAATTGAAAGACGTTTGAATTTAAGACGTTCTTTGCAGTCAATTACTAAAGACGTTCTTTTACACAATAGAAAATACTTTATTTTGCGTTTCAATTCACTTGGCGACTTAGTTGGTATTAAATCAATTGGTGCGGAGAAAGTGAGACGTGACAAAGACGGAGTTTATTACTCTATTTGTGATGACTGGAGTTCTCAAATTGATATTAGACAGATTAAACGCTACCATAAAGAATGTACAGACGTTGAACAACTATATGTTTACGAGAATCTGCAAGTAGGTCAAGATATCTACCCATTGCCAAGCTATACAAGTGCTTTTAATTGGGCATTTTTAGATGGCGAAATGAGTTATTTACAAAAGTCAAACATTTTAAACTCAATCTTTCCTTCATTTGCAATGATGTTTCCAAAGAAACCACAAGGAGAGGAAGAAAAGAAAGCGATTAGAGACACAATAGAACGTGCTAAGGGTGCTCAAAATGCTGGGAAAGCAGTTGCGTTCTTTGCCAACAATAAAGACCAGTTACCAACGATTGAAAGCATACCAACAAACAACTTAGACAACGTTTTTCAAGTAACAACTGAATCAATTGATAGTAAGATATGCCAAGCACACACAATAGACCCAATTTTGATGGGTATTCGTGTTAGTGGAAAACTTGGTTCTGGTTCTGACATTAAACAAGCGTATGTAATATTTGAAAAAAATACAATCATTCCAATGCGTCAAGTGATTGAAGACATAGTAAACGAAATTTTAGCAATCGCAAAAGTTAAAGCTGAACTTGTAATAAACAACTACCAAATTGTAAATGAAGCTATCGTTGAAATTGACGAGAAAATCTCAAACATATCAAACATTATTAATTCAGTTAACCCAGCTTTAGCAACTAAAATAATTGATGCAATGACAACAGACGAATTAAGAGATTTAATAGGCTTAAAACCATCAACTGACACAACTACTGAACTATGATATACTTTATTACTGAGAACTATTTAAAAACACAAACACCGATAACGGCAAATTGTGATGTTAACGATATTGTTCCATACATCAAGACTCAATCTGATTTGAGGATACAACCAATTCTTGGAACGTATTTTTATAATGATATTTTAGCAAAGTACAACGCACAAACATTGTCAGCAAATGAGGAAATTCTTGTAACATATATTCAACCAATTGTTGCGTGGCGTTCTGCTGAAGATGCGGTTTTTGGTTTATCTTACCAGCTTAAAAATAAAGGTCTACAATTGCAGAATGGCGACTATTCCAATTCAGTTAGTCAACAAGAGGTTGCATTTGCACAAGACCACTACGGACAAAAGGCTTCTTTCTATGAGGCACGTTTAGTGAACTATTTACATACTGAACGAGATTTGTTTCCAAACTTTACAAGCGTATTGAATAGAGATAGCGATATTCGACCAACGAGAAACGCTGATAATGGTTACACCGATTCAATTATGGTAATATGATTCGATTGCTTGCTTCAAATTCTGCTATTCTTTTAAAGGTTTTAATTTTATTCTTCGCACCAATTAAAGGCATTATTATTCTGGTTGCCTTATCAACTATTTTAGATACTGCATTTGGAGTATGGAAAGCGAGTAAGTTAAAAGAGAAAGTAAATAGTAAAACATTCCGTCACGGATTTGTCCCTAAACTATTCAGCTATGTTGGTGCAATTATGTTAGTTTACGCTTCAGACTTTTTTATTATAAACTACTTGACAAAAGAAGTTATATCAGTTGACTATTTAGCCACTAAAGTAATTGCTTTAATGCTAATTAGTATTGAGGTAAAAAGTATGGATGAATCATTTGAGAAAGTAAAAGGTTATTCGTTTATCACTAAAATTGTAAAGCTGATATTAAAAGCAAAAGACGTAAAGAAAAAACTTGCAGAATGAAAATAGACTTTAAACACTTATTCTCAATGCTTATACTTTGGTTAATTTCAATTTATTTAGTATTTTATTTTAGTTCTTGTAGTGCTAAATGGCATATCAACAGAGCCTACAAAAAAGGTGCAAAGTTGGAGCAAGAAAGCGACACAATTCGCATCGCATCAATTGATTCATTTAAGGTGGTTTTAAACGATACTTTTTATTTTGAGAAGTATTTTACCACAAAAGATACTATAATTCAGTACAAACGTTTATACGTACCTAAAACACGATTTGAGACACGAATAGAATATAAACTAAAACGTGATACTTTAAGACTTGAAAAAATCAAAGTTCGCAAAGAATATAGAACTAAAACTAAGCCGTTTCCATTTACGCTTTTATTAATTGTTATAGGTTTAATTTGTATTACAATAATTAGTTTTATATTTAAGCCAAAATTTTAATATGAATTTAAGTAGACACGTAACAATTCAAGAGTTTAGCTATTCGCCAACTGCAATTAAGAAAGGCATTAACAACGTGATGAATGCAACGCAAGTTAATAATGCTATCCAACTATGCGAGAATGTTTTTGAACCTATTAGAAAGCATTTAAACGCACCAATTAAAATAAGTAGTGGTTTTAGATGTGAGCAGTTGAATAAATTAATCGGCGGTGCGTCTGGTAGTCAGCATTCAAAAGGAGAAGCATTTGATTTGGAATTAACAAATAGAAAATTGTTTGATTGGATTCTTAAAAACGTAGAATTTGACCAAGCCATTTATGAATTTGGAAACGATGCACACGCAAATTGGTTTCACATATCGTATCGTAAAGGTAACAACCGAAAACAAGCGTTAAGAGCAATTATAATCGGTGGTAAAACACAATATATTCCTTACAAGCCACTTTAATAGTGGTTTTTTTATTTACTTAAATTTTATTTATGAGAAAGAGATTGTTTTTTGACATCGAAACATCGTTTAATATTGGTATTTTCTGGAGAAGTGGTTACAACTTAAACATTCAACCAGATGACATTATTAAAGAACGAGCAATAATTTGTGTGAGTTGGAAATGGGAAGGTAAAGACGAGGTTCACAACTTAACTTGGGATGAAAACCAATGCGATAAGAAACTTTTAAAAGCGTTTATTAAAGAACTAAACAAAGCGGATGAAATAGTTGCTCACAATGGCGACAGATTCGACATCAAATGGTTGCGTACACGTTGTTTATTCCATCAATTGGATATGTTTCCACAATACCAAACTATTGACACGCTTAAACACGCTAAAAGCCAGTTTAATTTTAACTCAAATAAGTTAGATTATATCGCTAAATTTCTTGGGGTAGGTGCAAAGTTGAAACACGAAGGAATGGATATGTGGAAAGCAATCATTTTTAACAAAGATGCTGAAGCACTTAAACGAATGGTTGAGTACTGCGATATGGATGTTAAAGTACTGGAGAAAGTTTACGAAAGACTTGCACCATACACAAAACACAAAGTTAACTACGCAGTTTTAAGAGGTGGCGAAAAGTTTGATTGTCCAAATTGTGGTAGTATAAATGTAAGAAGACGTAAAACTTATACAACAAATGCTGGTACAATAAAGCACTATATGAATTGTTTAGATGGTTGCAATGTTACTTATCCAATAAATAATAAAACATACATAGATTTTATTAAATTTCAAACTCGTTTAAATATAAAATAGTTATATTTGCAACGATTCGCTTTTCTGTTTTAGTGAATTTTCATAGTTTTTTAGTTTAATTGTTTAAGAGTGGGGAGAAATCTCCACTTTTTTTATGCTCTGAAAGTATTGTAAACATTGAGAAACTAAAAATAATTGTTAAAAAGTATTGTATATATAAACATTATGTGTAGATTTGCTGAAACTTTTAAACTTTATAATATGAAAACATTACACAACACTTTTAATCCTAACTATGTACCTACTACAATTGAGAATGAGTACATACCAAAAGTTAACCACATTAACGATGTAATTAGAAAGCAATTTTTTACAACGTTTGATGAGAAACGATTGAACAGAATACGACAAATTAAGTTAAACAATTTAAACGAGAAACGATGAACTATAAACTACACGAAAAATCAAATGATTTATTTGAATTGCACAAAGAAATGAATTACAGAATTTGGCAACTTGAATCATTCACAAAGTCTTTAGATTTATTTGAAGATTTAAAAACAAAGCACTTAAACAGAATCGACACTTGCAAACGTGGACTTGAAAGAATTGAACAAGCTTATATCAAAGTATTAACCGAAATATTAGCAGTATGATTGAAGTAGAATGTAAACAATGCGAAGGCAAAGGTAGAATCGAAGTATCTACTGATTGCTTTCAACCAGCTTGGAATTGTTGCGGTGGATGTACAGAAGTGATTGAGTGTCCAGAATGTGAAGGAAGCGGAGAAGTAGAAGTTTGGGATGAAGAAGAAATTTAAAAACAAATAAAATGGAAATAGACAGAATAGTACTAAACGTAATTAAGAAGTTTGAGCAACGTGCAGACGAAGGTTTAAAGAAGTACGGAGTAACACTTGAAAGAACCGATTTAAGCACGCTTGATTGGATAAACGAAGCACAACAAGAAGCAATGGATTTTTGCTTATATCTTGAAAGATTAAGAGTAGATATTGAAAATTTAAACAAACAATAAAATGAATTTAATTAAGATTACAGAATTAATAGAAAGATATGAACTAAATACAAGTTCAAGAAAACGTGAAAAAGTGTACATAAGAAGCGTATTGTATCATTTTCTACGCAACAACAGAATGACATTAGATAGAATCGGTAAAATGTTCGGTAAAGGACACGCTACAATTTTACACGGTCTTGAATGTTACGATAGAAACAAAAACTATCCAGACTTTAAAGAATTAATTGAGTTAGTTGAAAACGAGTTAGAAGTTTCTTGCATTGATATACCAGACGAAGATAAATTGCAGCTAACAGAAACGGAACTTGATATATTAGAATCTAATTCATTACAAGACTTTTGGCAAGTAAAAAATAATTTGATAAAAAAGTTATCAATTAAATAAAAATGTTTATATTTGCATACGTTATTAACAATTTAAAACTAAGAAAATGAAAAATTTATTTAAAGCATTAG